ATAGACTGCTCCGCGATTTTCCGCACCCGGCTCAGCTCGTCCATCAGTTTGCCAAATTCAGACTGCTCAAAGGGCGCAGGAATCATATTCATGCTGCCGCCGGATTCGTAGATTTTGACTCTATCCGCTTTCTTGGTGGTGATGACCTGGCCATCCTTATTGCCTTGAATTCCAATCTCCAGCCGATTTGCCTCAATCACTTCTGCAGGGATGATGCACTTATTAGAGTCATCCAATATCGCAAAGCGAATATGGTTTTCGCTGCGAAAGATTACAGTCTTCGCAAAGCCGTCCCACTCGCTATCAAAGGAAAAGGACGCGGTATAAATGTTTTGCGTGTCCGCAACAAAGGTGTGAGAGGTGGTGATGGTCAGCACCTGTTCCTTCACTTGCGCGGTTAAAATCTCAATTTCCATTCATGTTTCCCTCCATTTCTGCCACTTTTGCTTCTAACGCCTCCACTCGCTGCATCAGCCGCTGAATCATGTGCGTGTTGAGTGCTGTGAATTCATCGTAGCGCAGCTTATAACGATAATCTAAGATAATATTCGTGTCTACCTCGGTGCGGGTCGTGGGTACTTCAATCTCTTTGCCGTTCGCATCTAGCTGGATCTCTATTCCATGTATCTCTTTTGTGCCAAACACAGGCATCTTCACAAATCCTGCAAATTCTTCTGTGGTAAGCCCAGCATCCAGTAAGGCCTTTTCTACCTCCTGCGAGATAAAGCCGATGTGGCTTCGTCCACTGTTGCCCTCGTTGTAGACGAAAGTCACTGGCCGTAAGGCTTGAAACATCGCCTCATAGCGCTTATTGATATCCAAAATATCGTGCTTTTCCCGTACATCAGAGGACTTGATAGCTGGGCTACCGTAGATATCGCCTTCTATTCGTACATCGCCAGCAAAGGCAAAACTATCTCCAGTGATTCCGCATCCTAAGAACGTCATGGTTCGCACTGTATTCATACCGATATACGGATTGTCATTATTGTAATCAAATAGAAAGTTGTCTGTAATGAGGATGGTTCTGCCTTTATCACCGTACACAGCGTTGATATATTTTGGATCACTCAAAAAGCTATGCTCATGGCTGGCCGCTGCCGCACCCATCTTTGACAGTGTAAATGTGATATCTCCACTTCCATCAAAGATGTTTGTCTGGTTGCCTACTCGGATGCCTCTCTTTGTTTGCAGCTTGACAGCGCTGTTAGCTGCACCGCCTGGCGTGTTTGCGCCTGCGTAGTTGTGGTCGTGATCGGATGCTGCATAGTCCCCGGCTGGTTGGTAGTTTCCTGCAGGCTGAGCACCTAGGTTTTTTCTAGCGGTTTCCGCATCCTTTGCACCCGTTCCGCCGTTGGCTATGGGCACTACGCCGCCAGCGTCGTCCGTGCCTAAAATCTGGCCCAGGCTTGTCTTGTGTGGATTTTTGAAATCAGAAAAATGCGCCAAAAACTGCTTTGCTGCGATAACGGACACCCTGCCGCATACGCTATCATCATACCTTTTATCTGCAATGTTGCTCTGCGCGATGCCCGTTGCATTGGTATTCACCGTGATCTCTGCAATGCGCAAGTCATAAATGGTCTCTGTCCGCACCAAATCTGCCGCCACCGGTTTCGCTGCCGGAACGCCAGCCACATACTGCAGCGTGATGGTTTTCTTGGCCGCTTCCATTCGCAAAACAATGCTATCAATCCTCGCGTTACTGCTGTTCGCTTCTGGCACTGCGAAATCCTTGTCCGCTGTGTTGACGTAAAAACGGCCATTGATATGCCCGCGTCCTTTTAATACAGAAACCTCCATGCCGTTTCCTTTGCTGACTACCTGTAGGGCATCGGTGGGATTGTCAAAAACACCGTTGCCCCAGAAGGCCGCGAACATGGCGGCAAAGTCTTCGCTGTAAAACACTCTGTCATAAACGCCGTTTTCTTCCTCGGCATCCCAGGGCATACTCTGTTCACTCATAAGATCACCTCTTTAATTTATCAAAAATTGTGGGCACCCTATCGCCAAAGACCGCATCAATGGTGACAGATTTGCCCCTGGTCTCTGTCACGGATAATACTGGCCTTCTAGCGTGTTGTCGATAAAGGTCACTGTATCGCCCAGGTCCCAATCTTCCCGATACAAAAAGCCGCCATCGTTGATGATGACGGTATCGGCGGATAAGATTCGCTTGTAGTCGTTGGCGGTCTCCTGCTCATCCAGTACCTTCTCGCGCCGTTTTAGCCCTTCCTCGACACCGGAAAAGATGCCGTTTTGATAGAACACGTTGTAATAATTTTCCCGCTGGTCATACAGATCGCTGGTGTCTACGTTGCCGTATTCCTCAGAAAAGATCACATGGCTGGTGCGGTCTCTGCCCTGATAGATCTCAAAGGCAATCTGCTGCTGTTCTGGGCGAAAAATAAACCGCCAACCAAGATCATAGTAGGAGCATATCTTATTCAAGGCCTGCTCGATACTCAAGGGTTTTTCGTTTTCGCCTGTTACAATATAATCGGACAATGGGTATATCTCGATCTGGTTGGATTCTGCAAGCACCACCTCATGCATTCTGCGTGTTGGCAAGGCTGGATGGATAAAATGAGCATCCACCAACTGTCGCAGTTGCTCCTCCACAGTTTTACTCTGCAGCATTAACACCGAATCCACCACCCGGCGACTGGCCAGGGTATTCAGATGGCGGCCTGTGACCTCCAATTGCAGCTCTTTTTTGCTGTTCTTATAGCCGTGAATGTTTTCAATGATATAGCAGTCGCCATCAACGACCACAAACCGATCATGTAATAGGTCGTCTTTGTGCGCAAAGTCGTTTAAGGTCAGGCCAAAGGTTCCCACACCGTTATACATCCGCTTGCAACTGCAGGCGGCATAGCTGTAGATTTGATTTACCAGGGTAAAACCGTCGAATACTTCAATCATATACCCTTACACCCCCAGATACTGTGGCTTGTAGTAAATGGCGACATCCAACGCGCCAGCGTTCTCATCAGCGCCATAGCTGACATGATTCTCCCCTGGCGCTAAAAGAAACCATTTGGTAATAGCACGGTTTAAGAGAGAAAAGTCCTTCTTACCATTCAGCAAAATGCTTTTCCGATAGGGCTCATTTTGAATCTCGACTAGATCATTGGCGGCTAATTCGCAGGCCAGCTTGATTTTCTGCCCATCTTCTAACTCCAGATAGGGATTTTTCACGCCGCCTTTTGCGCGAAATACAAGCCGAAAACCGGCAGATACATCGCCAATGTTATCGATCACGATATTTTTGGCTGCCCGCTTCACGCCGAATACAAAGCCTGTTTTCGGAATCACAAGTGGGAAGTGTGCCATCGGCAATAACACGGCTAGTTCTTCGGCGCGTTCTGCATCGCTCCAGAATGGATTGTGGGCGACCAGATCAATATAAAACTGTGCCATACCTGGCTGCCGCTTGATGGTGGGCAGGGATTCTAACCTGACATCAATGTGTCGCACAACCTGACCATCATGAAAGGTGAGCACACCGGGCAATCTTGGGTTGAATACTCTGCGCAACTGCCGCTCCAATACGTTATACTGATTCAGTTGAAACACACCCTCAATGGCAATCGTCCGACTGGCCAGGCTGCTGTTCAGGAAGGATTCGCCATCCTGCAGGTTATTCTTGGCGGTGGTGATCTCATTGGCAAGCGTTTCATTAAAGTTTGTGGGCATATACGGGGAAAAGTATGAGATCTCCACTTTGCCGCTGCTGTTTTCATAGATCAATCGTTCATTCTTTTTCACTGTTTACACCTCCAAGGCTAGCCGCCGGAATTCCCTGGTGGCAATCCGTTGCGCTTCTGCTGGGTTCTCGGTGGGGCTATAGATATGCTGGGTTACATGAATTTGTGGGGCTTGTTTTTCCTCGCCGCCGCGCCATACTTGCGCTTCCTGTTTTGTGAGTACGGCCTCACCTTGATGTAGCTGCGCAATGTAGCCGTCAAAGGGCACATAAGGTAAGCCGTTGGCGTGAGAGCCATTGTAGCGCCTTCCTGCGCCACCTCCCAATGTGCTACCTTTGCTCATTTCATTTTGACCGCTGCGCCAAAATGATAATTTGTCGGTTAGCCAACGAATTTTTTCACTTACCCAGCTAGAAATACTGTTCCAAACAGATTGCATACCATCTAGAATACCGCGCATCATTTTTTTACCAGCCTGAGAAAAAATACTTGGCAAAGATTTTAAAGTATCTAAAATGCCATTCACGCAATTTACAACCGTTGTTTTAATCGTTTTCCATGCTTGATCTACCACATTGCGAAATTTTTCATTCGTTTGGTATGCTGTTACTAATCCAGCCGCCAAAGCAGCGATTAGACTAATTACAACTCCAATCGGATTCGCCCGAAAGGCCGCACTCAACAACGTAAATGCACCTTTTAAGCTACCTATATTCTTCGTTGTTGTGAGGATATTGCTAATAAACGATCCTAATTTTAAGCCTGCGATTCCGCTGGCGATAGAAGCCAATAATGGCGCGACTGGCGCTGATCCGCGCAATAAGTCCATGAGACCATGCAGCATATCTGCTAGCCCCTGCTTTACTGTTGCAATGATCGGCGTTGCTATCTCACCAAATTCAGCAGTAGCGTCTTTCAAATCCAGCTCCGCCTCTTGCATCGCTACAATGTCATCGTTATTCTGCCGCCATGCATCGGCGGTCTCAGCAAGCCCTTGATTCGCTAGTTCCTGCATAACCAGATTGACGCGGCTGGCCTTATCTTGGCAGGCCTCCAATGCTGTGTTAAAGTCATCCTCGCTGGTTCCGGCCCAGTTCAGGACATCGGCAAAGGTGCCCGTGACCTGTCCTGCCTGTATAGTCTCATTGATGGCCTCTGCCAGCCCGTCAATGGGAATGCTATCGCCATAAGTGGCCCATGCCCCAATCGCTGCCTCTGTTACCTGCTGTAGCTGGTCTTGTTCTAAGCCTAGCGCCTGCAGGTTGGCCAATGCTGTAGCTGCACTCTGCTCGTCGCCCAGTACGCCATAAAGCTGCTTATAGGATGCGGCTGTTTCTTCGGCGGTGTAACCCGCTTTTTTGCTGGAAGTCTCTAATGTTCCTACAATTTTCCTGTATTCCAGCGTTTCACTGACCAGACTGCTAACGCTTCCCGCAATAGACTGGATTGCGCCAGCTAAAGAGCCGCCTAAAAAAGCACCCTTAAACGTATCACTAAAGGAAGATGCGCTATCTCCTGCATCCTCTAGGTCTTCCGCGAGTTCTTCCACACTATCGCCAACATGCCGCATGGCATTTTCGCATTGCTCCTGCTGTCTTTGCAGATCTTCCATGCGGTTTTCGGTGAATAAGATTTCTCGCTGCAGCGCCCGGTGTTGCTCTCTGTATTCCTGCGCTGTCAGGTCGCCGCGCTGAAAGCGATCTTCTAGCTGGCGCTCTGCCTCTCGCAGCGTCTCCATTTTTTCCTTCGACTTTTCAAGCGCTTCTGCAAGGATTTCTTGTTTTTGCGCTAGCAATTCTGCATTGCCAGGGTTGAATTTTAGCAGCCGATCTACCTGCTTTAATTCGGATTGCAACCCTCTACTCTCGCTGACAATCCCTTTCAGCGCATCGGTCAGTTTTTGTGTTTCGCCGCCGATCTCAATGGCGATTCCCTTGATGCTACCCGCCAAATTTTCCACCTCCAAACCGCTCACGTAAGCGCGCTTTATCTGGCTTTGTCTGCTCCATCAACCAACATTGTTCCAAATATTCTTTTCCGCCAGCCGTCGTGTATTTGCTATAAAGATAACTGTCATAGCGGTATAGCAAAAACAGGCTAAGCGGCAGATCTAATATTTCTTCAAAGCTTAGCCCGGTATAGTCGCGCACTATTTTTAGCTGCATCGTGTGAATCTCATAATGCAATCCCCTGTCATCCTCGTAGGGAAGATAGGGGATCCTCAGTTTTTTTCTACTTCAAACAGAAATTCTTTTGCGTATTCATTCAACAGTTGTTTCATTTGCGGGAAAGTCATCATCTCATAGATTTCATCTTTTTTGAATTTTCGTTTCTCTCTATTTCGGTTTATGATTCTTGTGATGGCCTCCACAACATCAGACACCCTGCCGCGATCCTCGATATGTTCTATGCATTCTATTTCTCGCAGTGTCGGCTCCTCTAGCTGAATTTTTACGCCGTTAGAAAACTTCACAGACAAATATCGTTTCTGTGCTTTACTGAAATCGACAAACATTATTTTCCGCCTCCTAATAAGCTTTTCATATCTTCCTCATAGATCAACAGCGTGCCGTCTGCATCGTTTGGCTCCGCTTTAAATTCTGGATTTAGCAAAGTGGACTGGTCTGGCACAAAAGCAAAAGACATTCCCGCTGTATTTTTCCCGACGATGGTAAAACGGACTGTGCCGTCCTCTGCGTCGGTGTGTACAAACCGCAACAGATAACTCTTGCCATTGTCATTCTGAATGCCGCCGATCTTCACGGTTCTCCGTCTTTTTGTACTATCTTCTGTTTCTCTCGCCGTAGCGATTAAATATGGTAGCGTTTTCCCGTTCCAGGTAAATACGCCTAGTTTCAGTTTGACCTCTTCTTTTGTCGTAATCGTTTTAGAGATCAGGTTTAAATCGTCACTTACCTCTGTCATGGTAGCGGCATATTCAATGGTCGCACCAGATTTTGTAGCGCCAAGTAGATTCTCTGCTGTTTCAATCGTGGCGTCTTCTGGAATCGTGCCGGAAAACTCCATCAGGTAAACGAGTCCACTCCCAATCGGAATGTTTTGGGATTCCATTTTTTCTTTGTTGTTCATGCTTGTCCTCGCTTTCTAAATAACATAGAGAAGTCATACGCACATTGATATATGGCTTCCTCATCAATATAGGTTTCGTATTTTTCAAAATGAATGCCATGTTCACATAATAACTGTTCTAGCTTTTCCTCTAAGGCAAAATCTTTTTCATTGGTGTAAAGCTCCACCTGGTAGCTACAACGATACAATTCTGTGGCAAAATCAGAGCCGTCGCCCTCTGTTCCTGTGGGCAAGATTACAATGGCAGGCGGCTTTGTTTTCTTGAAAAAAGAGGTGATTGCAACTGGCAGGCCTAGCGTCTCCAAAAGCTGCTTCAATGCTCTAACTTCCACTGATCACCGCCTCGATTCTTTCTACATGATGCGCTGCTACTTCGTCTCTCGCCTTTTTAATGTGCGGATGTGGCGCGGCTCTGCCGACAATGTTGCCATCGCTGTCTTTTATGACGTGCCCAAACTCCAAGAGATGGGTCAGGCGATAGTGTTTCTTGTTAAATACCAAGTATTTCACCGGCTCGCCAGCGAGCCCAGGCTTCGATTCGATCACCCAGCTCTTTCCGTATTTCCCCTGTTGCTTGGGACTTCTTTCTTTTAGGAGCCGTTGGCACTCCCTAGCAGATTCTAGGCTAGCCGCTTCAATGCCCTGTTTGATATTTTTATTGTACTCTTCCAAAATTTCCTCTATGGCATCTGCCAGCCCATCAATCCGAATTACTTCTACCGTCATTTTCGCAGCCCCATCCTTTCCTCACCAGTCAGCTCAATGAGGCCATCAACCCGCCTGTAAGTGTGCGTGATCGCATAGCGCACGCCCTCATATTCCATGACTTCCTCGCCGCCATACTCTAACTCATGCACCGCTAGGATGATATCCGGCTTCAGTCCTTTTTCGCCGTACCTGTGGTAAGCACCCAGGCTGATGGAAAGGGAGCAACAGAAGATCTCCTCCTGTCGCTCTCCTGCAATCAAGGTACATACATCATCCAGCGATAAATTCTCCTTCATTGCGCCCTCCCTCGCACTTTCCGGTTCATGATCCGCCAATTCAGATTATTTGCCATCGGCACATCTTCCTGCCGTTTCCGGTAAAGCCAGGCGGCATAATCGGACAACAGTATCTGATCGTCCGCCTGCATCAAATCCAGCGTAATGCCTTTGCGTTTCAACTCCATGGATGCCGCATCCAGCAGGGCATAAAAATAGGCATCCCGCTTACTGTGCGTTATGCCTAAATCTAGCTTAAACAGTTTTAATACTTCATCCAATCATGCCACCTTCTTTCTTAAGATTCCGTGATCGTCACCATAGCAAAAGCATCTACGTTGGTTGGCTTCCCGTCAAAGCGGCCTTTACCCCGAAATGCTGTCTGGTCTTCTGCAAATTTCACGTGAATGGAGTTATCAATGCTGATATCCTGCCGCTCTACCAGTGTGTATTTGGCAAAGTCACCAAATAATACGGTATCGTCGGCCATAAAGTTGTTGAACACAACCCGCAGCCCTAACAGGTCTGGCCGGTTCAAATTTGGCAGCTTTCCGACCACATTGCCGTTGGAATCTACATTGATGGTGTATTCCACGATGCGATTGTAGTAGGTCTTGCGGCTCATGACTACAACGATCTCGCCCACAGCATCCTCGCCGGTGTCGATCAGACCGACGCTTTTGGCCAGATTTTTCAGCAAATTAGCATCTGCCACGATTGATTTCTTATTGGCTGCGTTCAGTTTTGGAATAATCCCGTCAGGCTGTTTGGCACTAGCACCCTCGCCCAAAAGAATCGCCTTATCCAGTGCTAAGGCCAAGGCTCTTGCAATCTTTTTAGTCACATACTCATCCAGATTGATAATACTGTCTTCCAAGAGACAGTTATCTACAAACACGATCTTGCCAACTTTGAAGCCGTCAAAGTCTACATTGGTGATGGTGCCCACATCGCCGGTGGGAATGGTGCCACAAGCTTCTGTCCAGGTGGCGGCTGTGGTATCGGTGTCAATCAAAATTCTGGTCGTGCCTCTGGCAGTGATCCGATCAACCAGCGGATACACGGTAGCATAGTCGCCAGAGATGTCCATGATCCGGTTTACGACGATATCCGGAATAGTTAGTTCTGCGCCAGTTACTGCCCGCAGGTTCCGCACCTTATCATAAAACTCCTTGACCTCTGCCCGCTCATAATATTCGCCGGTTTTCAATAACTCTCTTACACGTGCTTTGTTCATTTTATTGTCCCCTCTTTCTGTTTGGTTGGTCGGTGTTTTTCCTCTGGCCTTTCTGGCCCGTTCGTCCAGCTCTGCCAGTTCGCCCTCAATGCGCTCAATCTCGGCGGCGACAGTGCCTTTCTTTTCTTCCACGCCAGCAGCGGCAACATCAGATTCTAACTGTTCGATCTCTTCGCTCACTGTCTGCATGTCTTCCTCTGTTTGCGCTTCTTCCAGGGCAGTAGCCAACGCCTGCTCGCGGGTCCTGAATGCAGTTTCCTGCTCTTCTAACGCCATAAGCGCTGCCCGTTTTTGCCTCAATTCTTTTTCCAGTTTTAATTGTTTTAACATTTGATCGCCTCCAATTTTTCTTTGAGCGCCTTGCGCTGCCGCTCCAGTTTTTGTTTCCTCTGCTCCGCCCGCTCACTGGCGCGGGCCTGGATCTCTGTCTGTGGATAGGCCGGGAATGGGCAGATGGATACCTCGCTGGTATCTGCTTCCTTTACCGTCCAGTGCCAAGCATCGTTGTCGTCAATGCATTTTTCCTCGGTGGTCGGATAAAAACCAAAAGAACATCCAGTAATATCGCCCCGTGCCACGCGCTCATACACGTCCATGGCGGCCTGATCCCGCTCATTGACCTTGACTCTGCCCCATAAACCGTGGGCGTCTTCTTTTAACTCCAGCGTTCTTGCAGACATCCGGCCCATCACAAAGCTGGTATCATGGTTAAACAGGCAGCGGATGTCATTGTTTTGCAGACTGTTCGCAAAGGCTCCTGGTGCGATCTGTTCAAACCAGTCTGACCACAGCTCAGTCTCCTGGTTAAACACTGCAAAGTATCCTTCAATATATTTTTCCCCACTGTCCTCTGCGCGGATTTTTAAATCGCCTTCAAAATAAGCGTTACGCTTTTCCATCTCCATCACCACCCTTCAATTTCTTTTGATCGCCCAGTCTTGCAATTGGAATATAGTTTTCCAGCACGTTATACTCATTCATGGCCTCTTCATCCACCGGCGAATAATCAAACTCGGCCCGGCCCTCGTTGCGGTTTAACATGCCATCCTTGACCATCTCTGTGACAAAGTCCACCCGTTCAGTCAGGTTGTATTGCTTCAATGATTTGGCGTTAAACTTAAAATACCAGTCTGGCCGATGCAATAGTTTTTTCGATAGTTCCTGCTCAATGATACGGGCAATGTTCATGATGGTTGTTTCAATAAAATTGTTGTAAGCTTCCTTGTTAAACTCGCCAATGCCCACCATGAAGCCGGGCACGCCGAATACAGAAGCCACGACCTTTTTGTCTAGCTGCAAACTGTCCTGGATGGCCAGATCATTTAGCGTCAACGGCTGCACTGTTTTCACATCCAGCTCCCCAGCAGGAATCAGCCACGGCTCACCCGCCTCTGTGGTTTCTGTATAATTATCCAGAATTTTTTTGCGCTTTTCTTTATTCTGCAATTCCTCGGCATCGGCAGTGATGCTAATAATCAGGGACGGTTTCCACTTGCTTTTCATGTATCCTGCCTTGGTAGCCTCTGCTTGCAAGATATTTTGCAGTGTATCCTTTATCATCCGCGCATAGCCCTGGCCCCGGAACGGATCGTCATCATCGGGCACCAGAACAAAGTGCAGCACCTCATCCGGCGCAAACTGCTGCCCGGCATAATTGATCAGATAACTGTCTTTGTTTCGTGTGAAACTCACTCGGTCGCTGCTCCAGATGGTCAGGTCATCCAGCAGATCTCCCACAAAGGTAGGATAAACAACGCTGTTTCCTGTTACCAAAAGGTCTGTTACGATTTTGTAGATAAAGTTCTTCCTGACCATATCCTTGTTTGGGTATATATCCAGCTTCTTAGACAGCTCGTTTTTGATACGCTTATCTCCGTTATCGCCGTTTTCCATGAGCATGATGGTCATGCTGGAGACCAGATCGGCAATCTTGTGGATGTTCTTTCTGACCTCTTCATTTTTGGAGAGCGGCGTATAGCCTACCGGGCACAGAATATCTTTGGCATCGCCCCCGGCCAGCCAATAAGCAACTGGGTCCGTTGTTCGCTTTTTGTGTTTTCTGAAAGGAAAAATAGCCCTCACCTCCTTACCCAAAGAACCCGTTTTCAATCTTAGAACCTTCCAAATCTTCCAGCATTCGCACACAGCCAAACACGGCGGCGTCGAATACGTCAATCCGCTGCTCCGGCGCAATCTTTTCGTACTGCACCATATCGTCTGTTTTTTCGATGGCTGCTACGTTTTGCACGCAGTAAGCAAAAGCATCAGAATGCAAGTAATACAGTTCGCCATTTTTGGCCTTTTTCTCAATATGACGAAAGCCCTCAGATTTTTTATAAAAATACTGGGGCTGATCCTTGATGTTGAATCCCGCTTTTTTCATGGCAATAAAATACTCTCTGCAGAACTTGCGGTCATGCCCGATCTGCTTGATCTGAAAGCCTTTCTTTTTCATGGTCTGGTACCACTTTACGACATCAGCATGGTTGACGGTTGGTCCATTGGATAAATCTAACCAGCCGTCCTCCTTCCAGCCAAAGAGCGGGATGTTGTCCTGGTCTGCTTTTTCATGGGCGGCCACGATAGGAAACCAGGCATGTGGGATGATAATATCTATGTCATGGGCGTTGCCCTCTTTGTCTTTATACTTGTAATTGCCATAGAGCGCCGCCGCTGTTAAGTCGTACAGTTTAGAAAGGTCTGAACCGCCATACCATTTGATTGGCAGCTTCGCCAATTCCTCCAGCGTCCAGTTGTACTTACTGTCGCTGGCCCGGAATTCTTTGACGTTAAAGTAAGCCCGCTGTGCTGCTGTGTAAACGTTCAAAGACTTGGCAAAAAAATCTTTGCGCTGCTGTGGGTCGTTCAAAGCCTGTATCGCGCTTCGCATCATTTCATCTGGCCTGATAGAAACGCCATAGGCGGGGTTTGCCATCTCATGCACAATGGGGTTTGTAAAGTCTACATCGCCCTTTTCATCCTCTGGCGCTTTGCAGATAAATACAAAATACCCCTCATCCTTGCGTTTGTCATCTGGGTCAATGATGGCTTTGCAGAGCTCCAGGCGCTTATAGCAAAAGCTGGTCATATCATCCCCGGCGGTAGTAATACCGATCATCAGCTTATTGGTGTAGGCCTTCATGGCCTCATTGATGATGTTGTATTGCTTGGGGCTTTTGTAGGCGTGAATTTCGTCGGCAATAGCAATGTTGCAGTTCAAGGAATCCTGCCGGTCCGGGTTGGCGGCCAGCGCTTGAATGTACAAGTATCCATCCTTACCAATCTCCCCGCTGATGCTGTGCTCCTGGTTGTTATCCAGCACCCGGAAATTTTCTTTCTCCCCCATCTGCTCCAGGTTGAAATTGATGAAGTTGAAGCTTTCCAGCGCCTGCTTTAGTGCTGCAGCCACAATGTACACTTTACTGCCGCTTCGGCGCTCTAATAGTCCCAGCGCCCAGGCCAGGCCTGCTGCAAAAGATGTCTTGATGTTCTTTCTGGGAATATAGATAAACGCTTCTTTGTAACGGCGTATCGCTGTGCCTTTATGGTAAAAGCCCAGCAGGTTGTATACGATAAATTTGTGAAATGGCTCCAACAAAAAAGGCGCACCTCGTAACGGTGTGCCGTCTAGCCTTTCGCCTTGCTGGTGGCAGAAGGTGCTCTCTATAATTTTGATCACAAATTCAGCATCTTTTGGGTTAAAGTCATAGGCTGGGTTTTCTAAATCTCGTAGAAACCGCTCGCAGACCAATATATTTTCCTCGCAAGCTACCTTGCAGCCGGAAACAATGCTTTTTGCGTAATACATAACGGTGGCGTAGTTGTCAAATTTATTGTAGTCCATTGAGCGCGGCCTCCAATTTGCTTGCTTTCTTGGGCTTGGTATCCGCCCGAATCTTTTTTAAGCCTGCCGGATTTAATCCCAGCACGGTCTCATGGGCCAAGATATCTTTGCGTAAGGTTTCCAGCGCCATATACTCCGCTGTCTTCCTGATGTTGGTCGCACCGGCTTTATTGGTGTACGATTCTGTGACCAAATAGCCACCTTCTGCGAACCTTTCACTCAAGATATCCTGCAAATATCTTAGCTGTGCATAAGCCTTTATGGTAGCGGTAAACTCTTCCCGGTAAACGCCTAAAGATTCCATGTTTTTGACTGTTTCTTTTATTATTTTTTTGATGGCTCTTTGCTCTCTCGTCTGTCCCATTTTTACCGCTACCCCCTTTTTCTAAATTTTTCGCACTATTGGAAGCCTCGCCCCCTATCCGTTCCCAGGAGCGCCAAAATATTTCGCCTACCCTGGGGGGCTATCTCTTCCTTTTCCCCTTCTCTGGATGCCGCTTGTTGTGGCAGGCTGCGCATAAGCTGACCAGGTTGCTACTCTCAAAGGCCAACTCTGGGTATTCATCCACATGTTTGATGTGATGCACCTCCGTGGCATCGACTCGCCTGCCATAGCGCTTGCAATCCTGGCATAAGTACTTGTCTCTGCGCAGGATTTGCGCCCGCTTCTTCTTCCAGCGCATAGACTTATGGATATCTGCCATGGTATCATTCCTTTCCATGTCCAATTCGGACAACAAAAAAGCAACCTGCAATCAGGCTGCCCATATTGTAAATTTATTTATATTTTTCTATTTATTTCTTCTTTTCCTGTTGACATCCACGTTGAAACGTGGTATAATAAAACCATCGAAAGGAGGTGGACAGATGGACGATACAATAGAAAAGGTTCTCCGAATTACTTACTACATCGTTGGTATACTCGCCAGTGTGACAACGATAAAGAAGAATCGGAGAACCAAGCATAAGCCAAAGCATTAAGCTAAGGCAACTGGGGTTGGGGCGAAAGCCCCACCTTGGCTCTATTGTACCACATCATCCATTATGAAAACAACTATTTTGCTTGATGTTGCAACCATGATTTTTCTTGGCTACTTAACCTTATCTGACGGTGATCGTTGGGAACTGATTCTATTTGCTATCCTGCTTATCACCAATGTCATTAAATGGATTACCACACCAAAAGAGCAAAGGAAGTGATTCACATGAATCTTAGAGCGATCCGCAAAGAGCAATGTTTAAGCGTCCCAAAGCTGTCTGAACTTTCCTGCGTTCCTGTTCGCACTATTGAAGATATAGAGCGAAAGGATGAATGCAAGGTTTCTACAGCTATTAAACTAGCCAAAGCATTAAATGTTTCCCTTGATACATTATGCATCTCTGAAACGGAATAATGCAAAAGCAGGCTTCCATTTCTGGTTGCCTGCTTTCTCTATTTTAAAGACATCACTCATCTCTTTTAATAGCATAAACCGCTGTAATTTTATAACACTGATATAAATTAAAAGCAAAACTTTTTAATTCTAATAAAGCATCTACAAAAGCTGTAAAATAAATGCTCGCAATTGCAGAGGCTAAAAAAGTATTAACTCCCGTGGACAATTTCGACCATTGCCATTGCTCCGGAACAGTATTTAGGAAAATATACGCACAAAACCCTGCTATTAAAAGACTTAGATACATTATAAATACAGCAAAATATTCTGAGTTAATATCTGATAATAAACTTTTATTATGTGATTTATGCTTCAAGAAAATGATTATCATCTCTGGAGAAGTAATTGCTTGAAATATTGCAAAACCCGCGAAACACATTGTTATCAATGTAGCTATTATAGGTAAAAGCATCGTTAATATATTTTTTATCGCTATACAGAATACTCCCGTTGAAAAGAAAAAAGTACACCATATTAAGACAAAAATAGTCGCCAAGAGTATCGCTCTTTTTGGGCTTGGTAACAAATGTTGCAAAGAATTCCTGAATGCATCTTGAAAAGTTTCTTCTTCCAATAATTCAATTATACTTTTATCTATATCCCTATTCCTAGTTATCATCAATATCGCTCCTACAACTTACTGGAGAGGCAATTCCTTATTTTATCTATATTGCGAACAAAAATATTTTTATTTTCTTCACTACATTTTTTCATTTCTGGCATCTCTAAAGATTTATTTGATATCTGATTAACTTGCGCAAAAAAATCATTTGTATCTGTTTTAAATGGAATTTTTTCTGTAAAGTGTTCACTTTTAATTTTCCCCTCCGAACCATTTTTATATTTAACATCTAAAGTAATATCAACTAGCCCATTAGAATTAGCTATTACTGTACTCACGCCTTTTTTACTTTTAGGCGATGATAAAACATATTTAGAATTTTTGCTGTCTACGCACTCGTTTATTCTACGCATACTAGCAAATATATCATTAAATTCACAATCTCCATTTAAAGGATACAATTTTACTCTCATTTCTGTAATTTTTTCTACAGAAATAAGTTGTTCTTCAATGTTTGCCGCCATTAAAGGTAATCCCACAATGTGTACGCTTGCCTTCGGTAATTTTTGCTCCTTTTCTTTCTCATTTAATTTTTCATTATATGTTTTAATATATTTTTGTAAAATATCTCTTACTGTGGCATTAAAGCTTCTTAAATTAGGACTTTGTTGTTCATTTTGATAAAGAACCACTCTATGATTTTTCAGAAATAATACAAATATCGAATACGGTGATGTGGGATATTTTTTATTCATTACAACTAGTCTTTCACCATCATGAATCGTTTCTACTTTAACAAAAGTATCTTTTATAAAATAACCCGTCAAAATGTATTCACCATTGTCTAACTGGGTAACTTTAACTTCATCAAAAAACAACTCTATTTTACCATTTTCATTATAACCTTGTTTGGTTATATCACTTGTAAGCGCCGGATATATAATTGTTTCAAAACAATCTAATAATGGTTTTTTATCTTTTCCAAAAGTAACATTAAAATTTGCGAAATATAGATTTCCCATTAAAATCACTCTCCTCACACCCTATAATACCAATATTTTCTGTTTATTTCAACAGGAAATACAAAAGAACCACCATCTTTCGACAGCAGTTCTTTTTCTAAGGAGTGTGATTTTATTTCCGTTCAATCACAGTTTATAGTTTAACATATTTTTTAGTCTCATTGTGTCTCATCTTTCAACCTTGCCAATGCTTTTGCATGAATTCTGTGCGTATGCTGCCAACTGTAATTCATTTTTGCAGCTACATCAATCCAGTCTAGGCCGTCAATATACCGATACCGCATCAGCAGTCTCTCATTTGCTGGCAAAGATTCTATCGCCTCTTCCACTCTTTTTTGCTGGATCAGCAGCTTTTCTAGTTTCTGCTGATAGTACTGTATCAGTTTTTCTATTCTGGCCAGATTATCCGCTATCTTATCCGGTGAACCAGAACCACCAGGCGCACCCATAATTTTTGTTGCACTGACGCTTTGTGCCTGCAATTGCAGCTTCTCAATCGTTTCTTCAAGCTCTATAGTTTCCTGTTTTAACCTGTAGTGTTCCTTTAATTCCTCTTTTGTTATCAAGAGGTGTTCACCGCCTTTCTGCTTTACTCGTTACACTAATCCCACTCCTGGCCGCCTAAACAATAGGTCTCTCTACACCTTGGGCAAGTGGCCTTCGTATATTCCCAATCGCACGGTTCGCCAAATTCAGCACAGAATTCAATATATGGCAGTTCATTTTTCATGCCGCAATGTGGACATTCCCAACTTACTTTAACCGGTATTTGAGAAACATGTAAATTACTATATTTCATTTTACACGCCTTCTTTCAGCACTTTCGGTACATAGTTCCGATTTGCGTGATAACTTTCTACCTTTCGCACCTCGCCTAATAGCTGCGCTAACTGATTTGACAGCTTCTTATTTGCTTCTGCAAAGGCTTTCACTGGCTCTAATTCTTCTACGGAATCTTTGTGTATCCGACGTTCTCTCAAGCATTGGTCTAGTCTATCATCCCAACGCTCTCGTTCTTCTGGTGAAAGGTTGTCCAGTTCAAATTTATGCAAAATATCCTGCTTGATTTTTTCTTGATGCAACATATTCTCCATGCTCACTTTATACATAGCCTCTGCCTTACGCAGCAGATCAGCAAAGTCTGCTATTGTCTTAGATAATGCTTTTGGCGCTTCTGTTGGCATTTCATCCAATTGTTTTATGGCTTCAGTGATTGCAGCATCCCAACCTTTGAAATACGCTTCTGTTGCATCGCAGCCGCCAAGCGCTTCTAATTTTTCGTACAATACGTTTTTGTCTATTAATTCTAGCATTGTTTCACATCCATTCTGATTTTTTCTTGACTTTATGCACATTATGCGTATGCTATAATTATTGGAGGTGTTATTATGAAACTCAC